GATGTGGAGGTGCGTATCACCTGGTCCACCTACCTGAGCCAGACCATCACCATCGGCAACACGACCACTCCAGTCCTGACGGCGTTCCCCCAGGCCACTGCCAATCTTGTGTCTGACGTGGTTCTTTCTTCCAACTTGGCGAACGTTGTGGTTTCCCAGATAACCGGCCCTCTGTTCCCAGGTATGCTTGTGGTGACGTCCACGAGCAATCTGCAGACGAACACAGCAGTCGTCCAGTCATTCTCTAACGCCGTGACCACGGGTACAGGCGCTGGATTTTCCAACGTCGTGCTATCATTCTCCAACACATCCGCCGCTTTCCTGGACTCCGTGTTCAGCCTGGGTCGGACGGCGAACCTGTACGCTCCAGTTGCGTCCACCCAGATTCCTCTGGCTGTGGCAGCGGGTACAGGTGCTCGCACCACCGCGACCCTATCCATCGGCCAGGTCACGAGCCCTCTGAGTCAAGGTGGCGTCCAGGTCGGTCAGTTCGTGGCCGGTCTGCCTTTCACCGGCCCCGTGTACGTGTCTAACGTGAACAGCGCCACAAGCGTCACCGTGGCTTTCCCATCCCAGACCACTGCACCAATTGCAGCGGGTCTGACGATCTCTTTCTTCACTGGAACGGCAGTCACCTCCACCACCTACAGCTCCCTTCAGTACCAGTGCTGGACCAACTTCGTGTACCTGGATCAGGGTGAGCGCGATTGGTTCGCCAAGACGCCCCAGGATCTGCTGGTCACCCAGGTGCAGCGTGTGGTGCTGGGCAACAACCCCATCCAGGAGCTGGCGCTCGCTCAGCCTGTGAAGTTCCTGGCATTCCCATCGGTGAACTACGCCCAGATTTACGCCAACGGTGTGGGTGCAGTCCGCGCCGCCAACTACGAGCTTAAGACCCAGGTGAACGGTGTGGACGTTGGCGACTCGCGGCCCCTGATCCACTGGGTGGACGTGCCCCAGTACTACAACACGCCCTTCGGCTACAATCACAACAACACCACCGCCAACGTGGCGATCATCAGCTACTGCCTGGACACGTCCAAGCTGCAGCCAACCGGCTCCCTCAACTTCTCCCGTCTGGACAACTTCCGTCTGATCGTGCCCCCCACCCTTCCCAACGGCGTGCTCGGTCTGTACAACACCAACCTCACCAGCGCCTACCCAACTCCATACCTGTACGCGGTGAACTACAACATTCTGAGAATCCAGAACGGGCTCGGCTCGTTACTTTATGCCAATTAGATTTTTTTCTGCATAAAGAATACACCCTAGGAAAATAAAATGGAGACTAAAAAATGTGGGTCTTGTGAAAGGGGCCCCCAGACGTTTGATAATTTTTTAGATAAATTTGGTCGTCCATGTTCTACTTGTTTAAAGTGCCGTTTGAACACGAACAGAAATCGCAAACCGCGTGTAGCGTCGGGTCGCCCATGTGGGATGTGTCCAAAGACTTCATCGTTCAACTTTCCAGGACAAACTCCTGGAATTAGATGCGTTGAACACAAAGAACCGGGAATGACAAATGTGATGCAGAAGAACTGTGAACACGAGGGATGCGTAAAGCAACCTTGCTACAATTTACCAACTGAACACTTTGGTAAATTCTGTGCAACACATAAAAAAGATGATATGGTGAATGTCCGTGAACGACGGTGTGAATATGAAGAATGTACGAAGAAGCCTTTTTACAATTTATCTTCGGAAACCAAGGGGCGTTTCTGCAAAGAACACAAGGAAGATAATATGATTGATATTCTGAGTGATTCATGTCGTCACGAAGACTGTAACAAAAGGGCAACTTTCAATCATCCTGGACAGAAAGCGAAGTTTTGTTCAACTCACAAAGAGAATGGAATGATTGACGTTAAGACAACTCGTTGTGAATATGATCAGTGTATGATAGTTCCAGTTTTCAATATCGCGGGGAACAAAAAAGGTCGTTACTGTTTCAAACACAAAGAACCAGGGATGGAGGATGTGAAGAATAAGAGATGCAGGACGCATATGTGCGACATAATTCTTAATTATGGTAAAGACTACTGTGTTCGTTGTTATGCCTATATGTTTCCAGACGAAAAGCATGGATACTTCAAGACCCGTGAAATGAAGTTGAAGGATTTTTTACAAACGGAGTATACAGACAAGACAATCATACATGACAAACGAGTTGAATGCCATCTGTACCGTCCTGATTTCGTGTTTGACATGGGAAGTCACACAGTCGTGATTGAATTGGATGAGAACCAACACAAGAGGTATGACACTTCATGTGATAACAAACGGCTTGCGAGTATATTTCAAGGTCTAGGATCCAGGCCGATGATTATGATTCGTTTCAACCCAGACCGGTATGATTCAATACCCGGCTGTTTCAAGAAAGACGGTCAACTCTCAGGGAATGGAAAAGAATGGAAAATACGCACAGATATTCTTCATAAACGTGTTGATTTTTGGCTCAACACCCAACCCGACCGTGAAATAACAGTAGAGCATCTTTTCTTTGATACATTCAAGTAATGCACTGGATCTTCTTGGCTCTTGTTGCGTGTCTCGTGTTTTTGGCTTCGTACAATCCGCGTACGGGAAATTTGACCAAATATTTTGCTCCCGAAACATCAGTAGAGCATAATGGCTCGAGAGAGGCACAAAGCGATAGCGATACCAATGAGCAAAGTGAACGACGCCCAGCACTTCCTCATCGTGCACGATAGGAGGTACCGTGAATGGACGTTTGTCACAGGCGGGTGTCGCCGACGCGAGGTCTACAACCCACTACGGTGTGCGGTTCGGGAACTCGAAGAAGAAACACGAGGACTTATAAATTTAAAAAGGGGGTCATACTCCTATTTTAAATTTACTACAAACACACCGGAACCTAGAGACCTAGAAGATGGCGTGGATGTCATAAATCACTACCACGTGTACGTATTCAACTTACCAATGACTTCAATAGAGCATAAACACACTATTAAAAGATTCATAGAAGAAAAGAAAAAGATGGAAGGGGCCGAAGTCCCATTCCGCAAAAATTATGATGAAAATGATGATTGTCGCTTTGAGACGCTTGATTCAATTACAAAATGTCAGAATCTTTGGCCCATGATTCGTGCTCACGTCATCACGAATCCCGAGTTTACACAGGCCATCTCAACGACCCATTGGACGCCATTTAATTTGAGAGACTAGGCGCGTCCGTGACGTGCCTAATAAGTTCGCAGAACATAATAGAAAATGACGCGATCCAAGCTAGAGCTCGCGACGATCCTCGTCAAGCTCCGTGGCGACGACTCAGACCCCGCCGTGGTCGCCAAGGATATGTCCCTTCTCAAATTGTGCTACGAAATTCAGAAGATTGAAGAGGAGAAGGAACTAGAAGCCCTGTCCAACGAGACCAAGGCAGAGGAGCCCAAGGCGGAAGTTCCATTGACCAAAAAGGAGGAGGAAATTGTGGAGGAGCTCAAGGCGCCAGCAGAGGCCACCACCAAGCAGCGTCACAAGCATATATTGTCGTGGCTTTTGGACTCGTCAAGTGATGAGGACTAAAGACTAGACACCCTTATAAGTTAATGAATAACTCAATTGATCGCTGGAGGGTCCCAAAGGGCCCGGGGACCCATGTCCTCATGTCCGGTGGTATCTTATTTGTCCCCCCTGAAGAAACCCAAGAATTCTACAGAGAGTACATAGCAGTTGTGAATTCTGGAACAAAATTGTATGTGGTTGAGCAAAAGACGGAACTTTTCAAGTTTTTCGTAGACTTGGATTACAAAGCTCCAGAAAAATTGAAGGATGAAGATCTTATTCAATTTTGTTCAGTAATTCATCAAGCCCTAGGAACGTCGTCAGCGTGTCTGATCGCTCGTGCTAGACCCAGAGCTATTGCAGATGGCCTTATAAAATCAGGGGTCCATATTCACTGGCCAGATCTGATCGTCACCAGGACTCAGGCTCTTAATTTAAGATCAAAAATAGTTTTGAGTTTGACAAATGATTTCGCGTTTGATTGGGACAAGATCATTGATGCTTCCGTGTATAGTGGGTCTGGTCTTCGCATGCTCTGGTCTCACAAGAAACCTACAGGTGACCCGTACACCCCATGGCGCAGTCTGAACGGCGACCGTGAGTTCCCGAAGACACCCGACGCTGCAACCTTGGAGCTTTTCGCAGTTCGTACAGAAGAACGGGAAGTGGTGCGCGAGTCCCTGCACAACATCAGCCATCTTGAGGAATTTATTCAAAAGTATCTAGAGGGTCAGTCGCGGTCAAATGTTAAAAAGGTGCAGCGTCACGAGCATGATGGTTGGTATGTCCAGACTGACTCTAAATATTGTGAAAGAATTCACAAGGACCATAAGAGCAATCACGTGTGGTTTCATATAGGAGTCAGGCGAATTTCCCAGAGGTGTTTTGACGAGGAGTGCGGTGAGTTTAGGGGTCAAGAACATATTCTTCCTCCATCTATAGTAGAGCAACTCAAAGATGTTGCTATTGTGGGTAGTCCTTCTAATTGCTTTCTTATGGATATTTTTCCCAATGGGACCTCGGAAAACTTTCAAAAAGTACGAGCACATGGTTCATCCATACTCGGGTCTGGATCCGACGAATTGGTCACGGTTTCTAGAGAACCTCCACGAGTTCGAACGGTTGGCTTCAACCCGGTTGGATGAGGCTTCTAGTGCACTCTACGCCGCGACGGAAAACATAAGGGACTTGGGACTTGGCGTCGGACGTGCGGATGACTCTGATATTCAGGAAAAGCTGGCTGTCATCGCATCACAACTTGGATACGAAGGTGAAGTCATTTTGAATCAATATGCACTTTCAAAGGGTCTTTACTTCTTTCCACGTTACTTAAACGAATCGCTTGCGGAATATCCAGAATATGTCGACACGCGAGACCCAGGACGCGTCAAAAGCCACGGCCAGTGAGCCTACCCGCACGCGATCTGGTCGCGTCACCAAGGCACCGGAGCGTTACGAGCCCGTTGAGCAGGTTGAGGACGACTACGGCCCTGATGACTACGATGACGACGAGTCTGATATTCCATCGGACGATTCTTTTGAGGATGAGGATGAGGAGGACGAGGAAGATGACGCAGATGAAGATGGAAATTTGGACGGATTTGTAGTGCCAGATAAAAGCGAGAGTGGTGATTCAGACAGTGAGGATGGAGAACCTGCCGTTCCTGTCAAAAAGCAACGAACCGTCGTCACGAAGCGCCCCGCTCCAAGAAAGTGAACTGCCGCGCGAAGTATGGACGCCTACTCACGAGTTTGAAGAGCCTCAGCAGCGGCGCTTTGTCCCCATGTATGAACCCCCAAAGAAAAACGTTTTTGACTCTCTCAAGGACAACCAGATGGCATTGGTTCTTCTTGGGATAGTTATTGGGGTTATTATTATGAATATGAG